CTAGATGCTATTCGTGAGTTTCAACGTCAAGGTTGGAATATTACTGGTGCGCTAGAAAACAGAGGTAAAAATCGTAAAATTGATAACCATTTTATTAAAATGGAACATCCTGATTTTACAATGCTTAATAAAAAAGGTCAAACCGAAGCTGTTGCTACTATGAATATTCAAAATAGTTGTAATGGTTCTAAACCTATGGAATTAGATTTAGGTGTTTATCGTTTGGTTTGTTCTAATGGTATGGTTGCTCATACATCTTATAGTAATGCTAAAGTACCACATAGTGAAAAAGGTCAATATTCACTACAAGAAATTCTTTGTGATTTAGGTATTCGTACACAAGGTGTAATGGATGAATTTAATAAATTAAAAGATAGTAATTTGACACCTAAGCAAGCTATAGCTATGGCTACAGAAGCAGCAACACTTCGTTTTGGTAAAGACCATAATATAAACGTTGAACAATTGCTTAACGTAGTTCGTAATGAAGATGAAGGTGATGACGTATGGACAGTATTTAACCGCATACAAGAAAATTTAACACAGCCACATCGTATTACTGATGATAATGGTAGAATGATGAGTGGTGTTATTGGTGCTAGTGAAGATACACGTATTAATAAGGAATTATTTCAATTAGCACACGCCTACGCTTAAAAATAATTTATGAACAAGGGTTGGATTTGTCAACTCTTGTTCGTATATTCACCGCATAATAATAAATAAAAATAAAGGTTATGATTAAAATGTGTATTAAAGCAGTAGAAAATTTGGTTGCCGAATTTAATGCTGGTCAAATTTCAGAAGAAAATTTTTACAAAGCTCTCCAAAACACTGCTAACATGGGTTTGGATAATATCCGTCAACATAAAATTTGGAATGCTAAAGATGAACTTCGTCCTGGTGATATGGTTTTTGTTGATCATAAAAAAGTAGCTGGTCGTAAATTTCGAGTTAAGGAAATTAAACGTGTAAAAGTAATCGTTGTCAATCCTGATAACGAGCGTGAAAGTTTTATTATTCCCCTTAGTTTAGTTAAAAAAGCCTAATTATGAGTTTTAAACAATCCATCCTCACAGCAATTGAAGAAAATCAAAATGAGATGATTATACCCTCTCGAGAATATACTAGTAAAGAAATTACATGGATGAGTGGTTATACCCAAGCACTAAAAGATATGATTGAAGATTATGACAACGATATTGAAGATGCTATTAAAAAATCTGTTGATTTTTCATTAAACTAATTTGGTTATTTAACATTTATATATTATATTCACGCTATGAGTTACGAAGAAAAAATTAAAATGGATGCTCAAGACATTGAAAACGCTATGGTTGCAGGAATGTGGGCACGAGCAGATGAAGAAGCTGCTTATAATGATGCCTGTGAAAAAGTTTTAGTTAAAGCCGATAAACATGGTTTACAATTAGAGGTTGTTATGGCTGCTTTTAAACATAAAACACAATTTCCAGATGCTCCAATATTGCAATGTTTGCAAGTTGGTGCTGATGAATGGGATGTGTAACAATATGCTACTGTGGTGAAATAGGTAGACACGAGGGACTTAAAATCCCTTGATCAGTGATGGTCGTGCCGGTTCGATTCCGGCCAGTAGTACTAAAACGTTCTTTAACATGTTGTAAACTTAACACATCTCCGTAGCTCAGATGGATAGAGCAACGCACTTCTAATGCGTAGGTCATGTGTTCGAGTCACATCGGGGATACAAAACGGACCTTTAGCTCAATTGGTTAGAGCAACTGACTCATAATCAGTAGGTCGGTGGTTCGATTCCATCAAGGTCCACAGAATTTTTATTTTAATTTGGATATTAAAAAAAAAGTTCGTATATTTATATATAATTAAAAACAAAAACAAAAACAAAAAAATGAAAAAAGTAATTTTCGCAATCGCAATCGTAGCTGCTGCTACATTTACAGCTTGTTCAAACAACGCTGAAACTTCAACTGCTGATTCAACTGCTGTTGATTCTACTGTAGTTGATTCTACTTCTTTGTCAGTTGACACAGTTGTAGCTCAGTAATTAAGTTTACAAGCCCCCTTAGCTCAGTTGGTAGAGCTTCTGATTTGTAATCAGATGGTCGGCGGTTCGAGTCCGTCAGGTGGCTCAAAGGTGGTAGTTAGACGAAAATGAAATTCCTGCTGTGATGTTAACTTAATCAGCATATTCAGAAGTAGAAATGAATAACCGCAAGTTATTCACCACCCTATATAGTGGATTGGTGTAATGGTAACACATTGGGCTCATAACCCAAAGTTGGCAGTTCGAGTCTGTCGTCCGCAACAAAAGTACCACGAAGCATACCGTAAGATCTGCTCACTGCAGTGGTCTTCGAGTTAACATGAATAGCCCAAGGCATAAGTGTTAGTAACCCCTAGTAAGACTATCTGATCAATAAATATTGCTAGGGTTTTTTGGAAGATTGGCAGAGTGGTCGATCGCGGCAGTCTTGAAAACTGTTGTACTGTAAGGTACCGTAGGTTCGAATCCTACATCTTCCGCACCTTAATACCAATTCAGGTTCGTGAACAAGGGAGGCCTGTTCTTCTAGTGCAAGAAAGAAATCACATTAAATCTCCCCATGCTAGGTGGCAGTGGTGACCTAGCAAAATTACCTCCTCGTCTAATGGCAGGACAACTGGTTTTGGTCCAGTTAATCGAGGTTCAAATCCTTGGGAGGTAACTAAAATTTAGTTTGGTTTATTAAAATAAAATTATTATATTAACGTTATGAATTTGACAAAAGCACTTAAACACAAGAAGAAACTTGTAAAGCAATCCGATGAATTTTTTTCTCGTTTTTCCAATTATAACTCTTCCGAGGTTGGAACAACCCCATCTTACAATCCACAAGATATGTTTGAAGGATGGTTAAAAACAACTAATGAATTGGTTAGTTTAAAAGGGAAAATCCATAAAGCAAATGGACCGATTGCTGAGAAGATTTTTCGATTAGGGGAGGTAAAAAACTTAATTACTCGTTTGCGTGGAGTTGATACTAAAGAAGGAAAAGTTCGTAACCGCTATTCGGGTAATGAGGAATATGTTATGTATGCATCATATGTAAATTTACTCCAAAAAGATCTTCTAATTAAAAATTATGAAGAAGAGTTAGAACAACTCCAAGAAGAAATTGAAGCGTTTAACGCTATCACAAAGATATAATCAAACCGAGAGTGAAGTTAAATTAGTAGCACCTAAAAATATCTTCGGATTTTTTAGGACTTATCGGGAATAACCTTCCCCTTACAGAAACATGATGCTAGGATTTAGATGTTGATCTTGCGCCTTAAGACTTAAATTTGAAACTTCAAATAGGTAAAACTCAAATCTCAAGACTCTTTAGCGAAACTTTAATTTCCTCTCTTTTGATTTTAATGCTCGGTTCGTCTATCGGTTAGGACCTCAGGTTTTCATCCTGGTAAGAGGGGTTCGATTCCCCTATCGAGTACAAACTTATTTAGAACTTTTTCATATGTATAATAAAATTAATTATTATGAAAAATGTAACTAGAGAACAATTTTTAGGAATTCTTAGACACACCTTAACTTTCTTAGGTGGTATTTTACTTACACAAGGTATTATAGATGCATCACTTTTAGGTGAAGCTTCAGGAGCTATTATAACATTAGCTGGTATTGTTTGGTCTATAGTAAGTAAAAAGCAATGAAGGATTTTTTCAAAACAATGTTTGCCAATAGTGAAGGTACCTCGCATAAACGTGTGCTTGGTACCATTGGCTTCATTTCCTTAATAATATTTTTATTTACGTGTGGTGAAGCACATAAATCAGTAGCTGTTTCTGCTGTAGAATATTTAACTATAGCAACGGTGTTTGGTACTGTATTGGAGAAATTTGCTCCTAAACCACCAAAAAACCCAGAAGTATAATGGCACAAGCACCTAAAACAACCCAGGTAAATTTTCCTTTAGAGCAATATTATCAAGATCAATTTCCTAAAAAGCAAATTTATTTACACCACACAGCAGGTAATGCTGATGCTAAGAATGTTTTCTTTGGTTGGCAAAGTGATCCAGGAAGGATAGGAACTTGCATATCAATTTCAGGTAAAGGAAAAAAAACAATTGATGGAGAAATAGTACAAGGTTATTCATCTAAATTTTGGGCTTATCATTTAGGTGTTAAAACTAAGTTTTTTCAAGCAATGAAATTACCTTATAAAGAATTAGATAAACACTCTATTGGTGTTGAAATTTGTAATTGGGGTCAATTAACTTTAAAAGATGGGAAATTTTATAATTATGTAAAACGTGAAGTATCTAAAGATGAAGTATGTGAATTAAGTACTCCATTTAGAGGTTACAAATATTACCATAATTATACTGATGCTCAAATAGAATCTACAAAACAATTACTATTATATTGGGGAGAATTATATAACATCCCCTTAACCTATAACCAGGATATTTTTGACTTAACTCCTAGAGCATATAAGGGAGAATCAGGGGTATTTACACATTGTTCAGTTAGACCTGACAAAGTAGATATATATCCTCATCCAAAAATGATTGAGATGCTAAAATCACTTTAATTGTATATATTTATAATCAATAAATTAGCGCATTATTCCGTGATTTCAAATTGATCATTTAATATATGCGCTATATAAACGTTATATACAATATTTATGCGCGTGGATGTAAATAAAATATTTAGATTATTCAATGGGGAGGAATTTGATTCACTTCCTGAAAAATCTCAAGTGGTAGAAGCCGCTATAGATTTTAAGGAACATCCTTTATTCTGGGTGGGTATGTTTAAGAAACTCATCCAAAATCATAAAGTTTATAATCGTTCTATGATAAATTTCTTTTCTAAAATGGATGAGGACTTAGATTTATATGATGTTGAAGATGCTGGGGAATTTATAGTGTATAATAGAGCTTGGTTTTGGATAAGTAAAATCGATATTAAAGAATCAATACACCAAAATGCTTTAACACATTACGCAGATGAAATATTACTTACCTACACTAAAGTAGTAATACTATACTTCCAGGAATTGGAAGAATACGAAAAATGTGCGCATCTTAAAAAAATTCAAGATTTTCTTGAAAGTATCTTAAACTAAGCTTGGTAGTGTCATCTTCTATTTGTATATTGGGGATACGAGAGAGAAAGAAAAATAAGAAAATATGAAAAATAGAGAAATAATGATGAGACGGTTAGAGCGAGCCGAGGGGGGGATTGAGAAACTACATTTCATCCTAAATCGCCAAGGATCAAGAGAACAATTTGAGGAGGTACTCCAAGAAGTACGAGAATTAATTCAAGAAACGAAAGCATTTATTCAACAAGAACCATTAGGTCCCGGAGAAATTAATTAATATTAAGTTATGCAACTAACAGCCGAACAAATTCAACAGAATTGGATTCAATTCTTAGGTTACATTAATGATCATATTACATCTCCACGTAAGGAGAAATTGGTCGAGTTTTATGAAAAATTTGAGGACAGACTTATTTTAATGCCTGCTGCTCATAAAAAAGAATATCACAATGCTTTTCCGGGAGGGTATATAGATCACGTAAATCGTGTTGTTAAAGGTGCTCTTCATCTTCATGATTTATGGGGTATGATGGGTGCAGATTTATCTACTTATACTAAAGAGGAATTAGTATTTGCTGCTCTTAATCACGATCTAGGTAAAATGGGTTCTGAAGAGGAAGAGTCATATATCCCTCAAACAGATGAATGGAGACGTAATAAACTTGGTGAAAACTATATGTTTAATAATAAAGTTCCATTTGCTTCTGTTCCTGATCGTAGTTTATTTTTACTTCAATCTCATAGTATCCCATATTCATTTAATGAGATGATTACTATCCAGACTCATGATGGATTATATGATGAAGGTAATAAGAAATATTTAATAGGATTTATGCCCGAGCAAAGACCTCGTACCTCACTCCCATTTATTGTACACCAGGCCGATTTAATGGCTGCTAGGATTGAATTTGAACACGAGTGGTTACCTAAATTCAATTTAAGCTTGGATGAGCAAAAGAAAAAATATACATTGGAGTCAAATAAAAAATATCCAACACCCGCTGCTGCTAAACAAAAAGCATTAGGTAGTGTAAAAAGTGAAGGATTAAGAAACTTATTAGACAACTTATGATACTAACAATTGTAATTCTTTCAATATTGGTCGTAACTCTTGGATTTACGACCTTTAACCTCCTACGTAAAAACGAAAAACAGGAGGATATTTTAGCAGGTTATATGGCCTATCTTAACAAAATTTCCGATGTTATTGAGGAATCAGAAAAAAAGATGATGGAAGTAGATGCTAAAGGCAGTTTTAAATCAGACGATGAAGTCGGTTTCTTCTTTACTCAAATCCAAAGTATTCAAACAATTCTAAACGCTTTTATTGTTAAGAATATTAAGTAATGGATGAGGTAATAGTTAAGAAAAAAAAGAAGGGGGTACAATACTTCACTCAAGCAACTGAGGATGCTATTGTACTCTATAATAATACTCCTGATTCTGAATTAAGGAGTAGAATTTATAATGATCGAATTCATTATAGCTTTTTTAAACTTACCGAAAACATCATTCATACATTTAAATTCTATTATACAGAAGTTGATAATATCGAGGATTTACAACATGAGGTAATTACATTCTTATTATCTAAAATCCATCTATTCAACCCAGAACGTGGAGCTAAAGCGTTTTCTTATTTTGGAACTATTGCTAAACGTTATTTAATTTTATCTAATCAGAAAAATTATAAAAAGCGTGTTGATACTGCCCCAATTGAGATTTTAGAAGAAGATGAAAATCATTCATATATAATTGATGATTCATCTTTAAATGATCGTTTATCTAAATTTATAGATCTATATACAGAACATTGTAGTCAAAATTTAACAAAAATATTCCCTAAAGAATATGATGCTAAAATAGCAGATGCAATTTTAGAATTGTTTCGTAAAAGAGAAAATTTAGATATATTTAATAAAAAAGCTCTTTACATTTATATTCGTGAAATTGTAGATGTTAAAACCCCTAAGATTACTAAAATAGCCAATCAGTTATACGATATTTTTAAACAACACTATTTTTTCTATTTAGAGCACGGATATACAAATTTTTAGTTTTAATATTTATAATAAACTAATATCGTATATTATGTCACAATTTGAAAATATTATTTTTGGTAAGAAAAAATTCTCCGATGTTTTGGAGGAAATTTATAATAACCAAAAGAAAAAAGACCAACAGGTTACTGCTTTAATTTCCGAGTTAAAACCTTTAATTTCTGATATTGGGGATGCTACTTTAGTAGTTCCCTTAATTAAGGAATATATGGAAATTGGTGTTAAAAATGATGATATCTTAATTAAAATGGCAGCTTTAGCTCAACGTGCTATGGCAACTGTATCAGCTGATGGTTCTCTTACTATTTCTGATGAGGAAAAAGACCAGTTAATAGCTGCTATGAATGAATTAAAAGGAGATAAGTAATGGGTCAATATGGATTTGCAGCACTAAATCAACAACTTAATGCTAACGCTAATAATGGATTTAACGTTGCAAATGCTATTTCTCAAGCTAATTTAATTAGAGCAGTTAGAGTATTAAGTATTGTTTTAGATGAAACCCATCCAAGATTTAAAGAATTAGGTGAATGGAATGGATTAGGTACTATTGAATTTGAAGATGTTATAAATCCATTACCATCTCCTTCTTTATTAATTGCAAAACCTTTACAAGGTAATTCTAAAAATTTACCATTAGTTAATGAAATTGTTTATATAATTTCTCTCCCTAATACAGATATTGCTTCAATATCCTCAAATACGATTTCTTATTATATTAATACTGTTTCTCTTTGGAATCACCCACATCATAATGCCTTCCCAACATCTCCTAATAATTTACCTCCAACACAACAAAAAGATTATGCTCAAACAGCAACAGGTAACGTTAGAAGAATAACAGATCAATCAACAGAAATATTTTTAGGTAAAACATTTAAAGAACGTTCTAATATTCATCCCTTATTGCCTTTTGAAGGTGATATACTTTATGAAGGTAGATGGGGTAATAGTATTAGAGTTGGTTCAACTGTTAAAAATACACCTAATAATTGGTCTACAACAGGTTCAAATGGTGATCCTATTATGATTCTTCGAAATGGTCAAGGTGTTCAAACCGAAGAAGGTTGGATACCAACAGTAGAAGATATTAATAATGATGATTCTTCTATCTATCAAACAAGTACTCAAAAGATACCTTTAAAAGCATCAAGTACTTCTTATTTTAGTTATAAAAGTAATCCACCACAAACCCCTGATCAATATGCTGGAAAGCAAATTATTATTAACTCAGGTCGTTTAGTATTTAATTCAACTGTAGATCATATTTTATTAAGTTCCAAAAAATCAGTTAATTTAAATGCTGTTGAAAGTGTTAATATTGATGCTCCTACAGTTACATTACAATCAGGAAAATTATATTTAGGTTCTAAAAATGCAACAGAACCATTATTATTAGGAAATAAAACAATTGCTACTTTAAATAATTTAATTAATAATTTAAATGCATTTTTACAAATTTGTTCTACTGTAGTTTCAACAGCTCCCGGAACACCAATTGTTCCATTAAATTTAGCTGCAAATCAATTATCATCTCAGCTAAAAATAATTCAGGGTAATCTTGAAAAGTTAAAGTCAACATCTAATTTTACCATATAATGGCAACAATTACTCCTGAAGAACAAGAACAAGAAAGATTACAGCAAGCTGCTGATGATCAACTTATATTAGATCAACAAGATGCTGAAAATATCGATGTAAATCAAATTGAAAATGCTACCCCATCTGATTTAAAAGCAATGGGTATTGCTAAATTACCTTTATTATTATTAGTAATAGGCAATCAAGTTAAAAAAATAATTAATCCAGCATTAAAAAATCTAATAGATACTTATATAAAAAAGTTTTTAGATATGGATGTTTGTCCGGATGCTGCTACATTAGCAAAAATTAGACAACAAAGAGATTTAATAGTTGGTCAATTAAATAAAATAGGTAGAGTATTAAATGTTATTACAATATCATTAACTGGTGTTTCTACATTTTTAAATTTATTACAAGGATTTATTAAAGGAATAGATTTAGCAAAAATTGCAGCTAAAATAGCAGCAGTATCTTTTCCTGTACTTGCACCAGCTTTACCTGGTCTTTTAGCTACTTTAACTAATGCTAAAACAGCAGCTCTTATAGACCCAACTACAGGTAACTCAAGATTACAAAAATTAACCTCAATTATAGGTGGAGCTGCTTTAGTTGCTTCTATTATAGGTGGTTTTATATTAGTAGCAATAGCGTTATTAAAATCAATAGATGCATTTTTAGAAAAATGTGATCCTAATAATATGAATTCACTTCTCCCTATTTCTAAAGAAGTTCAAGATATAGCGGATGCTCAATTACAAGCAGATAATACTCAAAATCTAACTACATATCAAGGTTTTATTATTGAAATAGAAATAGTTCCTTATACACCTACTGTAGATCGTAGACGTGCCGTTGGTAAAAATCAATCAGGAATTGTATTAATTCAGACCGAATTATCATTTACAACTGATGAACAAACATTAATTAATGAACTAAAACTAATAATTGACAGAGATAATTTAAAAGCTTACTAATTTTAATATTTATAAACAATGAAACCATCAGACTTTAAAAAAATTATTAAGGAAGCCGTAAAAGAAGCTATTCAAGAGGAATTAAAAGATATCCTATTGGAAGCAGTACGTGCTCCTAGAACGGTTGTACAGGAATCAGTAAAAGATACTTACGCACAACCACACCTTGAACAACCTAAACAACTTAACGCTGCCGAAAGACGTGCTATGTTTGGAGGTTTATTAGAAGACATGCAAAATAATAACCCAGCAACAACAGCATATGCTGGTCAATTTAACCCTACAGGACCTGTAGATAATGTTAATGGAACATTACCTGCTGGAGAAGTAGGATTAGATATGATAATGGGGTTAATGAATAAATAATGGCATTCGGAGCAAAAAAGATATATCCTATTGATACCAAACCTGGAACAGGTGTTGGTGTAGCTATTCCTTTTAATGCTCCTGGTGTATTTAAAATAACTTATACTACTAAAGAAGCTATTAAAAATAATCTAATTAACTTTTTTTTAACAAATAAAAATGAAGTATACTTAAATCCAACATTTGGTGGTAATTTAAGGGCATTTATTTTCCAACAAATTAATACTGGAAATTTAGATTCATTAAAAGAAGATATTCAATATCAATTAGGATTATATTTTCCTAGTGTTATTATTGCGAGTTTAGATATAAACTCACTTCCAGAAGTTAATCAAATTAACATAATATTAAAATATAATATCCAAGATACAGGTTTAAGTGACACAGTAGAAATAGTATTTACATAATGGCAACCAAAAGAAAAAATATACAATATATTAATAGAGACTTTAACGAGTTAAGAGCTAGTTTAGTAGACTATGCTAAAACCTATTTTCCAACAACATATAATGATTTCACTCCCGCATCACCAGGTATGATGTTTATGGAAATGGCTGCTTATGTAGGTGATGTTTTATCATTTTATTTAGACAATCAGGTTCAAGAAACATATTTACAATATGCTCGTCAAACAAACAACTTATATGAATTAGCTTATATGTTTGGTTATAAACCAAATGTAACCCAAGTTGCAACAGCACCTATTTCATTTTACCAACAAGTACCATCTAAATTATCTGGTTCAACATATATTCCTGATTTTGATTATGCTCTTTTTATTAATCAAAATGCTCAAATAAAATCTGTTACTAATCCTAACATTTCATTTCTAATAGAAGATCCAATTGATTTTAGTCTATCATCTTCAGGTGACCCAACAGAAATTTCTATTTTTAGTATTGATGGATCTAATAATCCATTATATTATCTTTTAAAGAAAGATAGAAAATCAATATCTTCAACAATTAATACAACTCAATTTTCATTTGGTGCACCACAACAATTTTCAACAGTAGAAATTAATGCTGAAAAAATAATTGGTGTTTTAGATGTATTTGATACTGATACTAATGAATGGTATGAAGTAGATTATTTAGCACAAGATGCTGTTTATGATTCTATAAAAAATACAAACCCAAATGATCCTAACTTATCTCAATATCAAGGTGATACACCTTATTTATTGAAATTAGCACAAGTCCAAAGAAGATTTATTACACGTTTCCTAAATTCAGGATCTTTACAAATCCAGTTTGGCGCGGGAACAGCAACAGATACAGACGAAGAAATTATTCCTAATTCCGATAACGTAGGTTTAGGTTTACCATTTGAAAAAACTAAGTTAACAACAGCTTATTCTCCTTCAAACTTTATATTTACAAAAACATACGGCATTGCACCTTCACAAACTAATTTAACAGTTAGATATTTAACAGGTGGTGGTGTTGAAGCAAATGTACCATCAAATGATTTAACAAATTTAGTAGCAGATATTACATTTTTAAACTCAAATTTAAATTCTGTAACTGCAAATACTATATTTGCTTCATTAGCAGTTACTAACCCAACTGCAGCTGATGGTGGAGGAGATGGAGATACAATTGAAGAAATTAGACAAAATGCTTCTGCAAATTTTGCAACACAATTACGTAACGTAACACAAGATGATTATTTAGTAAGATCATTATCAATGCCTGCTAAATATGGAGTTATTGCTAAAGCATATATTGAACCTACAAAGGCACAATCAATGTCTGCAGGCGAATCTAACTCCGTATTAGACTTGTATGTGTTGTCATATAACGCAAGCAACCAATTAAACACA